CCACGAAATCGTCACATGAAACGCAATACAACTTTCCATCCATTTCTTTACGACAAGAAGCTTTTTCGCACGCCAATGCATGTCCGCACCTCTCTACTTTATCAACCATATTCGTACCAACTCGATTCGCAGGTCGGTCGCATGGACATTTCAGCGACGATACCTCAATCACCTTTTCAAACGAAACGCGGCAAAACGGACACACCGGATTCGTCTCGAATAATTTCTGGAAACAAGCTTTGCATGTACCCGTATGTTTGCAAGGCAAAGCAATCATCGTTGCCTCTTCGGACATACACACCGAACACTCCGTATTTTTTGTATTTGAAACAACACCAGAGGAGTTATCCGACGCAGCCGCGCTGAGCGTATGAACCAATTGTGTCATTGTGGGAGGAGCCTGATCCATAAATCGTTCGTATGGGTTCATTTGCGCACGACGAAGTTTGCGTAACGATTCGTAAATATTCTCACCGAACGATACCATGAATTCAGGAACATCTTCCAATGTCGTCAAGAAATTCATATTTTCCCTGTACAATTCTTCAACCGGTGTATTCGTTGTCAAACCCCGCAGAATCCGCAAGCTCTGGAATCCAACATCAAACGTCTTTTCCGAATACATCGGCGTCAACCGAATCGATTCCATCACCGACATCTTTGAAATCGGGTGTGTATACGAAACCGTCGCCTTTACGACAACACCTTTCCAAAACAAACGGTACAAATCATCCACCATCGCCGTTTTCACCTTAATTTTAATAAATCCGGTCGTATCTACTTGACTCGACGTATAAATCGGTGCAGCCGGCACAAAATACGTCATATCTCCCATCGATCCACTTGTATCCACACAAAAAGTTACCATGATATCCTCTTCTTTAACAGACGAACTATTTGTTGATAAAATATTGATGCCATTCTGTCCACAATCATACGTAAACAAAGAAGACGAAGGGTACTCGGTCGCGTCAACGGAATCCATTTTTTCGTAAGATACGTTCTTATCCGTTGGAAAAAATACCCCATTGTCCTTACACCAAAACGTAAATTCAATATTTTCGGCTTGGACTGAATTAAATCCAGAAAAACAAAGAGCTTTGATTGCCGTTGAAATCTCATCCTGATTTGTACTGAATGTGAACGATAAGTCTCCACTTAAATGTTTCAAAAAGTTTACGTCGACATCACGTTCACTTCCAATTGCAACCAGATTTGGAATGCTTGCTTTCAGATCAGTATTGGTCAAATATTCATCACGACGATCTCTATCCGAATCAAATCCGTCAGTCAACAAGATAACAACCTCTCGCTCTTTCACTTTATTCTCCGCCAAAAGTTTGAATACGTCCCCAAAATTGGTTCCGCCGCTATGAGTAAACGTTTTTACATGAGTAGAAACTTCATCCATAGTTCCCTCAAACAAAGACGCCGTGTTATTGAATGAAATGATACGAAATTTAGCTCCCTTTTTTTTAGTAGCGGCTGGAATTACACTTTCTGTCAAGGCATTTATAACGAGATTCAATTTTGTTTTTGACGATCCAAATGAACGAGATCCTGAATATCCTCCTCCAATACTTGGAGTTGAACGTAAAAGTTGTGGTGGTGGTGGTAATTGGTCCATTTTACAATGTTCCAATTCTTTTAGAATAAATCAATTTTATTTATAATAAATGGCAGAATTCAACAAAACTTTTAATGGGGGCACATTTTTACCGATTATAACAACAGGCTGGAAAGGAAAAAATGTAGTAAAATTCAATACTGAAGGATTATACCAAATAAACGGTTCTTATTTGGCGGAAGGTACATGTGGAGATTCAACCGGAGCTTGTGGTAAGTATAACAATGGATTTCCATTTGACCAAAGCAAATGTATTTATGATTGTTCAGGATGTCGCACAGACATTCCAGGAGCTCAAACGTGTCTTAATAACACATGTTTGTTGACAAGTAATAATGATTGCAAACAAATAAATCAAAATGTATCAGTCTTATACTCTTTTCCTGGTACACAATGTGGACCCTCAGTCTTGGTGGATCTGCACACTGAATTTTGTGATGGGTATTGTGAAGATTGTTGGACGTGTGGATTTTCTTGCCAAAAAATTGCATTGGCTGATAATAAAATCAGTAATACAAAAACCATATTAAATGTTGTATCAAAAGATATTGGAAAATGTATCATTGATGACACATTAAACTTTAATACGTTTGAATTACCTGATACCAATGATGGATCAAATATAGAAAAACCAGAACCTGACCCTAATAATCCTCTAAAAATTTATGGACCAAATCATTGTTGGTCTTTAGATACATCAAATTTTCCGTCGTACGTGGATGGTTATATCCAAATGCAATTGAGTTTATTCAAAACATTCGATTTCAAAAACAATTTTCCGGTAATTACCACAAACTCATTCTTTAATTTATTAGATTTATGTAATAATTTGTCGGGTACTTTGCCTCCAACTTTAATTACATTTTTATCAGTTAATTCTTACGTGTATTGTTATGCATCTTTATTCTACGACAATATCTATCAACATAATATCAAACCAAATGACAATATGTACCTATCGTATAATTGTATAAATCTAACCGATTTCAACCAAACATTTGCAAACACCTTTATGTATCCACTCAATCTTCCACCCGTTCCAACTTTTGTTGCCGGTCCAGAACCCGAACAAGATAACGACAACTACTTTTTGACTTTTTCATTGTCTTATCAACAAATTTTGGATTTCTTACAAAAAACAGGCGATTTAAATAGTCCAGACAATCGTATGGATTTCATGAATAAATTTGCAAATAACTTTTTGAGAGACAATGAAGGCAGTATCCAGGAACCACAAAGTTTGGTTCCGTTCACTAATGCATCATTTACATTTGCAGATGATATGAATTACTTATCCGTATATTTGGATGCTGTTAGTTTCAAATCTTATTCCTACATCCATTACACTAAAGATTCAATCTCGTATTACCCAAACACCAATTTACTATCAAAAATGTATTACAAAAATTATGTTAGCGATTCAACAGAAGATGTTACACAGATCGTTTCCATCCAAATCAAATTAAAAGTTGAGACGTGGTCGATCATGCTGTTAGCTTACTTTGAAAAGAATGGTACTTTTACTTACAGCGAAAATGCAATTTCAAAAATAGTAAATGATACACAAACTTTGCCTTACAGTTATTTTAAAGGAACAAAGGAACAAATTGTGAAATATTGTCCAAATACCTATAGATTTACATCTAACAATTTTTTATCAAATGGTAGTTTATCAACTTATGTGATCAATTCTGGAACACCAAATGCGTGTAAATGTTATACCAGTTATTTAACTCCACCTGACATTGGATTTCCAAATGATTCTGCAATGTGTTTTGATACGTATTGCAGCGCAGACATTTTAAATACCATTGGTGTAAAAGATAGTTTTTGTAGTTCAAAAGTTGCCTGTCAAGATGTATACAATTGGACAAATGCACAAAGTACACATATGTCTTCTAATCCTGGTGAACTCAATAAAGCTAAATATGAACAATATTGTGGTTTATATATACCTATAAAATCTGGAATTTACAATTTAAACGTACTCATTTTTGGTACTTTTTTCACACTACTTTTGACTTTATTTGCATACTTACTTTGTAAAAACAAAAATTATGAATCATTTAAAACATTTTCGATTTGTTTTATCGTATTATCTATCTCTTCAGTGAGTACTTATTACTTATCTAAATATTTGAACGGTTCTTTCATTTGTGATGGAAAAACGAAAATATGTCAAAGTGCATTGACATCAACTACAATTCCGACCGAATTTTGTGATGATACTGGTAGTGTCTCGTGTGATTGTCAAGTGCCATCAGATTGCCCGAAAAATTGCGATTGTCGATCCGGACAATGTCGCCCTGTCAATGGTAAAACGTATACAGTAGAAGAGTACAAAATTAAATGGGTAACGATAGTTTTCTCTACGATCATGTCTATTATTTTTCCGTTAGTATTTGTGTACGCATCAGAAGACTATAATTGGCATGTAAACAAAAAACTGGCGATTGCATTTGTAGTATTGCTATCACTCTCTCCAATTACGTACACTTTCATTACCTCCTTGCAAAAAATTAAAGTAAGTAAATACGACAAGTGTTAAAAATTATTTTTTTTAGAATAAATGACAGACTTACATAGTGAAGCTTTTCAAAAAGGCTATTCTGATTGCATGAATTATTCGATAGAACAAGATTTTGAAAAGAAACCAGAACCTTACCCTACCCAATACACGAATGGTTACAATAGAGCTTCAAAAGATATGACAGAAATTAAAAAATACGCGAAAAGACATGATACGCCATCTGCTTACCCTTTAGGAAAGCGTAAAAACTTCCTTATAGATTCAAGCATAAAAAGATTAGGTTCAGGTGAACCGACTACACCTTTAGAAATTATCGAAGCGTATCTTGATGCAGTAAAAAGACGTGAAATGAAAGGTGCTGAATATTTCCCAGATATTCCTCCTGAAAATAGATTAGTGAATAGACCATCTAGACATGAACGAGAAGAAAAAAGATACAAAGATAGTTACGGGTCATACAGACATCCACACAATCCTGAAATAGAATCTGTTGTATTTGTAGCAACTCCAGATGAAATGAAAGCAGCAGAAATGTTACTAGATATGAAAGATAAAGTACAGTTTAAGAAATCTGCGAAGAAATCCACAAAGAAATCTGCGAAGAAATCCGAGAAGAAATCCAAAACGAAATCCACAAAGAAATCCAAAACGAAATCCGAGAAGAAATCCAAAACGAAATCCAAAACGAAATCCAAAACGAAAAAATCAATGAAATAAATTTTAAAGACATATTTTAAATAAAAATATGTCCGGTGTCATTCTTTCCTATGAATTATTTTGTAATACAAAAGTTCCTATAAAAATACCAGTCTATACATATTCTCCAAAAAATCCAGATGTAAAAGTTGAAAAAAAAGACCAATCGACTCAAACAGAAATCAACGAATCTGAAGATTCAGGCTGATTTTCACAAATTCCATTTTTATTAACTAATCTTTAAATTAGTTTCAATCGTATCAAATACCTTTACAAATTCAGACTCATCTTCTCCTGGTTCAAACGGATTGATTTTATAAACATGTTGTCTCAGTTCTGGAATCCATGCGCCTAAATTATCATCTACTGCAATCACCTTTTCGGGGATTTCGGGTACAATAAAGTCAAATGTTTTCAATAAAGCGGTTTTTGGATGATTGCGTGTAGAATAAACATTTGATTCTGGAAATTGGAAGTCGCTACCCCACCCAATCTTATTTGCAGCGTGCACAATTTCTTCCGCATAATGTAAATCCGAAGCAGTAATGATGTAAATATTCGCAATTTCGGAAAGTTTTTTCAAGAAAACGTCAACGCCATATCGCATCATGATACTATTGTGAAACGGCAAATTGTCAATCGCCTTGTAACTATCCACCCGAAAATGTGTTACAAATTTGTCATGATTGCGAGTTACATCCTCATACGTCAGAATCAACGTCTTATCCAAATCCAACAAAACAGACGGTTTTTCTACGAACTTTCCACACCTCTCCCTCATTTCCGTTTCCGATGTCAAGTATAAAAACAACAACAAATCGGTTTTTGTCACTCGCAACATTCCCAAGTAGATCTGTTCTTTGAAATGAAACACAAACACATTGGATAACGCAATTGTTTGTCTGATACGGTAAGTTGCAAAAGAAACAGGCGCAGAAAGAGTATGCGTCGGCTCTCCTTTGATTAAGACACGCAAGTTTGTTTTTCTATCGTGCTCGTAAAGATCATGTTCAAATCCAAAATCAATGCAAAAGCCGTTAAACCAGATCATCTTTCGTTTTTGTTTTTTCTATTATGAAAAAACAATTTTAGATGATATTTATACGCCTTCGTAGACCCCTTCGTATACGCCTTCGTAGACCCCTTCGTAGACCCCTTCGTATACACAAGGCGTAGACCCCTTGCGCGCGCCGTAACGTAAAGGATTACGTATAGTTTCTGTCTCTTTATCAAACTTGTCTCGTTGCAATTTTACAACTTGAAGAAACGCAAAACGTTTTTCTCTGTTCTCTTTATATTTTGAAATAAAATTGATTTAAATGTAAAAAACTTGAAAATAATTAAAAATGGCTACACTTCATTACATCGGTCCTACTGAAACTAAACACTTGACTAATCTTGACTTGACTAATCTTGACTTGAAACGAGGCGATCTTGTTTGTCTCAATACTAAAGAAAAACATTGGCGCAATGATGATGTCTATATTTTTGATGGCATTACTCTGATCGAACTATCAACAGAATACGATGATTATGGTCACATTCCACCTGAATTTGAAGTGAGTGATAATGGATTCGGTCCAAATCATTGGAGAGACGTAATTGATCATAACGGTTACTTTTTTCCGGTAGATGAAATTCGTCAACGTGCATTGGCATCAATCAAGATTGGTACTTTTGAATGGTTTGATGAGCCTCTTTTACACTCTATCGTTACAATTGGTGATGAAGAATATACATTATTTTTTGATCATGTATTGGTTGAAGATTACAATGAATGTCAAATAAGTGATACTGAACGTCTAAATATATTTCAAACAAAAATTAAAGATGAACCATGGTCATCTGCATTATACAATAGCGAAATTTGTATACCAGTTTGCCTCAAATATCTCGTTGTATAAATTGATTTAAAATAAATCAATTTAGATAAAATGGCTTTTATAATTCATTCCTGTGAGAATATGCATATCAAGAAATTGATGAATAGTGAATCTATTTCTCGTACAGAACACGACCGAAAAAATCTTGAACTCATTATCCAATTCACGTTCAAGACGATCCCGTTCTTCCTCTCGTTTGTCTCGTTCTGTCTCCCGTCTATCCATTTCGGCTTGTCGTCGAATATCGGCCAATTTCTTACAACGTTTTCGTTCTTTTTCGCGTTTATCACGTTCTTCCTGGCGTTTTATACGCAATTCATACCTGATTTCACGTTCTTTTGCACGTTGGTAACGTTTCGTCAACCCGTCGTGAAAATCGTCCGGAAATACATCCCGTTGAGATTCTCTGTAGTCCCGCTGCGATTCCCGCTGATCACGTTCGGATTCCCGTTGATCCCGTTCGGCTTCTCGTTGATGTATGTCATTTTGTTGTTTATCAAGGATTGCCAAATCGGTCAACTGGTAGACCCGTTCGTCCTCGTAATCCATTTAGAGAAAATCAACAATTCTGTGTAAATTTTCATTTCTAACACTAAAAATTTTATTCATAATAAATGGATAGTGACATGTCAGAAATTATGACAGAAATTATTGAACTATTAAAAAAAGGCGAAGAAATCCCAGAAGATTTGTTAGACAAAATGAAGAAAATGCCTGAACAACATAGTACACTTTTGCATCATAATCGTATGTTAAAAATTAAAGAAGAACAAGAACAAAAACTTATCGATATGAAAAGACAATCTGATATGCAAAAAAAAATGTCAAAATTTAAGAAATCAAAGAAATCAAAATCAAAGAAATCAAAATCAAATAAATCAAAATCAAAATCAAAGAAATCAGCATAAATTAAATCATTGATTTAATTAATACATGTGATTATGATAATAAAGCTGTAATGTGGTTGACGGTTGAATCGAAGTCAAAATTACATTTGAAAAAGGGTGAAAAGTATGTTTATTGTCCTGTAGAATGTACTGAGAAATTACAATACTTGTCTGATTTTTAGGTAAAGTCATCTCTGAAAAAAAAATACCCCTTAACACTTTCGTATGTACTGTCGAATAATTGTTTTTGTACAAAAATTTCTCATTTTGTGCCCAGTTTCGAACATACAACTCCATATAATCGTTTTTCCACAATGAAACCGGATATAAACAATCAATGGTTTTCCAATCGTGGCCTTCATACATATCAACCACTTTGAACGGATCAATTGTATGACGACTAGATAATTGTTTGATTAAAGATTGCAAGCAACGACTCATTTTTGATTTTTGAAATTTTTTAATTTAAAAAATCAATTTTAATAAATGAACGAGTTAACACATAATGATGTTCTAAAATGGATAGCAATCGCAGTAGTAAGCTTATTGCTAATTGTCGCCGTAATTTACCTAGTTATTTTTCTAATTAAGAAAAAATCGACATCTGAATGTAAACTAGATTCCGATTGTGCCTCTGGACAAATATGCACAGACGGGACTTGTGTCGGACCATCAGGTCCAACTGGATGCAAATCATCTTCCGATTGTGCCGCTGGACAAGTATGCAATTCTGACGGAAATTGTGTGACAGGACCTACTGGACCTTCATCAAAGTGCACAAAAAATTCAGATTGTTTATACGGACAAGTGTGTAATACGGGAGATTGTGTAACAGGTCCACCTGGACCTTCTGAATGCAACCCACCGTGTTCTTCTGGACAAATCTGTCTAAATAATCAATGTGTTGTGGGCTGTAATGGAAATGGTACGATTGGTCAAGATGGAAAATGTGTTTGCGCCAATGGATTTGCGGGAACGAATTGCGAAAATTACACGTGCAATGTGGTTTTTCCGAGATGCAAAACTTGTTCTGGAACAAACGTATCTGATGTAAAATGTACAGAAACAATTGATGATACCTTATTTGATCTAAATAATTGTGTACAAGGACCATATGATCATTACGGATGTCCCATACGAAGAAATACAAATGCATGGTCTCCTTATACCGGAGTTTATTGTCACGGGATTGACGATACTGGAAGAGGAAATTGTCACGGCGGAAATAACATAACATATATTTATGATCCCGATCATACATTCCAGTATTGTCAACACCCAGATTTTACAAAAATTGATCCAAGTACGTACATCGGTTTACCTACCAATTTGCAAACCGTGGATACAACAGGATTAGGTAGTAGAAGTGTATCTGGATTAGCTGAGACTCTAAGTAATAAAGGAATGTCTATTCTATCCGAAACAAGTGATTACAATAAATTATTTACATCTATTCCACCTATGCCCCCCAATTATTTACTTAATATGGTTGTAAACGCATCTGGACAGACATTATTCAATCAACTTCTTACACCTGGCCAATGGTCTACATAAACATCGTTTGCCATACGCCTGTATCCTTTTCCTTCTTCTTTTTATGATTCATGAATGATTCATAGCCTTTTTCCAAATCTGTTTTTTTCAAGACCTTCTTTTCATCACCCGTCGCAAAAATTCGTCGTGAATGACATCGTTTGCAACTATTGAATAACAACTCCATATCTCCCCCAAAAAAACGGAAATTTGCGTAATTCGTCTCGAAAAAAGCCAACGTCACCGTCTCATCCAATAACCACATATTTTCCTCCACCTTTTTCTTGAATATCAAAAACAAATCGCCCGCATTGTACTCCTCAATGTGGAAGCGGATCGGGAACCGTCGTTCCAAACCAGCGTTATACGCGAAAAAGCAATCTTGGATGTCTTCTTTGTACCCCGCAATAATGCATATGAAATCCGTTTTTTTCGTCGTCAAATTCTCATTGATCGTATCAATACATTCCTTTGAAAAAGAATCTCTCTTTTCCACATTTCCCAGCGAATACACCTCGTCAATGAACAGAACACCTCCTGTAGCCGAATCAATGATTTTCTGCGTAGCGATCGCTGTCTGTCCTAAATATCCAGCAATCAACTGACTTCGTGTCGCTTTTACGAACTTATTGTTTCGAAGAATTCCCATGGCCAAATAAATCCGGCCGATAATTTTCGCGACTTCCGTCTTACCTGTTCCTGGTGGACCTTCAATCACCGTATGCATCATCATCTGGTTGTAATTATCGAAATGCTGAATTCGAAATAAAATATGGTCCACCATATCTTGCTTGATATCATTCATTCCAATCATATTGTTCAACGCCGTCAACGGCATTACCAATTTATTGAGCGTTTTTACATCAATATTGTAATCCTTCGTGAAATCGTACATGTTCCCAATCTCAATCAAATCAACAATCGAATTCACCTCTTTTTTTATTACAACATATTCACGCGGAGGAGGTGTTGGAGGCAAAACATACTCTTCCTCTTCTTCATCTTCCACAATAATTTCACTGTAATTATCTTCATCAATCGTTTTAAATGTCACCTTGAGTTTTTTGGGAAGAGGCTCGGAATCCGTATCAGAATCGCTATCAGAATGACGTTTTGACATTTATATTAAATTTTATCTTTATAAAATGTAATTAAGCAGTCATATCCATTTTAATCGGTGGGTAGTGTTTGTAATCGTGTACGATAATATCTTCTTCTGTATACTCGTCAATATTACAAACACGTTTAATCTCGATTTTCGGAAAAGGGTACGGCTCACGTTTTACCTGCTCCAACAACGCATCAACGTGATTCTCGTAAATGTGTGCATCGCCTAAAAAATGAATGAATTCATGTGCTACCAACCCAGTTATTTTCGCAATTAAATGTGTCAGGAATGAATACGATGCGATATTGAACGGAACGCCCAGACCTACATCTCCGCTGCGTTGATAAAGCGCACACGACAATTTATTTTCGCGGACATAAAATTGCGCGAGAACGTGACAAGGAGGTAACGCCATTTCCTGGATCTGGCACGGATTCCACGCCGACATTACCAGACGTCTGGAATACCTCTGCACGGGATCTTTCAATTGATCAATGATATTTTGCAATTGGTCAACACCTTTTCCGGAATAATCGGTATGACAGTCAGTGTAAGCCGCATTAAAATGTCTCCATTGGTGCCCATAAATCGGCCCTAAATCTCCAGATGGATTGCTATTCATGTCCCAGATGTGGACACCTTTTTCATTTAAAATGGTATTGTCGGTTTGACCGCGAATAAACCACAATAGTTCCCGAAGACATGTTTTCCAGGCAGTTTTTTTTGTTGTTAAAATTGGTATTTGGTCGTGCAAGGAAAAACGCATGGATCGTCCGAATACGCTGATCGTTCTTCCATTTCGGCATGTCTCGGAACTTCCATTTTCCAGGATGTCACGGATTAAATCCAAATATTGTGTTTCCATTTTATTTATATATTTAATATTAAATGGATATTACAGCATTACTTTTTTTATTTTACTTGAATTTGACATTGTCTTATCATCCAATATTTAATTGTAGTGTTCAAAGACTTTTAAAGCAGAATGTGTACGCAAATCATGTGTGCACCTTTTTTTGTTTACTGTATCTTGTCGTATTCGTGAACGGAACTTTTACACTAAACGATGTTCTTCAAACATTGTTGATTTACGTCCTATTCATTATGTTAACAAAAACGGATTTGGAATATGTTGGTATTGTTCTGGTGGCCTTATTAATTGATCAATACTTCAGTTCAATGATAAAAAATAAACTGGTGGTCGACCCCAAAGCCGATGTATCTACACTAACTAGAATTAGAACATACATTAAATATCTGGTTATTGTTGTAATTTTAGTAGGTTTCGTTTCATACTATTTTAAACAGAAAAAAGATCATAAAAAATTTTCATTTCTAACATTATTTTTTGGAAGTGTAAATCCGTGTAAAGAGCACTAAATTACCAAATTTTTTTCAAATTGAAAAAAATCTTAAATTGTCAGTAACATATCCAGTTCTTGTATTTGCGGTTTTCGGCCGTATACCTCTTGAAATTTGTAGATGAATCGAAGAATGGGTTCCATTTGTTTTTTGCGTTTGATGTCAGTATTAACGTTCCAAATGTCAGTTTTTTCAAAAGAGACGATATCTCCATAGTTGTATTCCGGCGTTTGGATTAGATGATTGTCGACTTTACCAAACATTTTTCCATCCCTTTCACCCTGAAAAGTGACCCAAAAAGATTCTCTGTGCGAATTTTTCAATTTAATGCCATCTCCGACAGAGAATTCCTCTTCGATGTATTTTTCAGGTTTTAGCCACATTCTTTTCTTTTTAATATTTTAAGTATTAAAAATCAATTTTAGTATTTGTATTTGATCTTTTCGTAATCGGGTAATTCACGCCAAATTTTCCCGATTTTTTTCATGATTTGTGTGCGTTTTTTGCATTTACTTTGTTCTTTGGTTGATTCATAAACACACCGAGAAAAATTGTTAAAGTCCGCCAAATTAAATTCATACTTTTCCAAAACAGAAAGACGTGTTGACAAATCTCCCTTTTCCTTCTCCTTTTCAAGGAAAGAAGACATTTGTTCGATCCGATTCATCTTTTCAAACAATTTCACGTCACTTTCCAACCTCTGTTCCAAATCTGCAAGTCGCTGGCTAAAATCTTCTTCGTATTCTTCGTATTCTTTGTATTCTTCTTCTTCTTCTTCTTCTTCTTCTTCTTCTTCGTATTCAGTGTCTTTGGATAATTCAAGTTCTTTTTCGCACGGAGTTTCTGAACTCGTGAGTTTGTAAAATAAGCTGTAAAGGTAAAAAATGGAGACCGTTACCAAGTAATATTCGATTTTAATTCCGTAAAATGTAATGTCAGTGAACATGTTTGATTTTTTAATTTGAAAAATCAAAAAATCAATTTTAATAAAACAAGAATTAAAAAAAACAAACAACATTTCCAAAAAATGGTTTTACAATCATTCCATTCACGCTCATTTTGCGTAATTTTAACTTTTCTTGTAAAAAATGAACGATTGTCTTCAATTTGCTGTTCAATGGATCTATACGATTTGTCTTCCATTCCTGGACCTCGATATCCACGGTACTCGTACGCACATTTTCCGCAATATCCCATAAAGATTCCATGAATACGTCCGTAATAGGAGCATTCCGTGCATTCGTGTGGTCCCGTTCCTTTCTTATGATTTTCCGCAAAATAATGCGGGAAATAGTCGGCGTATCGTTTATTGTTGAGCGTGTATGACATTTTCTTTCTTGAATTTAAGTGCATTAAATTCAATTTTATATTATGTAAACCATTTCTGTATAATTAACTTTATTCGTATTTTTTATTTTTTTGTAAATACAATTCCATTTATGGCTAATTACTTTCAAATTTCCACTAACACTATCACAAATTTTACATTGATTGTATGTTGAAAATTCCAATACATCTTCTTTTTCTTCTTTTTCATCTTTGATTCCAATCAAAGTCAATAAGTCTGTTTGCAGCGAATTGTGCTCCGAACCATGCCATACATCAATGTTTTTGTAGATGGGGTGATAGGATAAAATTTCTTTTGCCATCTGTTTAATATCCGTTTTTTCATCAATATGGCACAAAAAAATGTACTGTTTTTCATCTGATTCGAAACAAAGACCGACCGAGTAAGAATTCGGTGCGATACCTCCAGTTCGAAGCGGTCCATATCTACGTTTTATGATTTTATGTTGTCCAACACATACATACTTTTCCATTTTATTTTCTTTTTTTCTTATGAAAAATAATCAATTTTCTAAATTAATAAATGGTACCATTTCCGTGGAGAGTACATTCTGATAAAGAACTCGAAAAAGATTTTTTGAATCTGCGAAATCGTTTGGAAACTGATAAACCATCATTGACATTACAAAGACCCTTGGTTGGGTATAAATGCAGCAACGCTTTTTTCCAAAAGGAGCGTATGCGAATAAGGTCTCAAAACAAACCATCTGCGATTGATTACTGGAAAAGAAATCATGAATACGTCAAAAAATATGAAAGCAATAACGACTTATTTGGTAGAGTCGTCTTTTTATCATTTGCGCCAAGTGAATTTAACGCTTACGCTGCCGGTATGATATACAAATATTTCATGACTCTTTTGAACAAGACTAAATTCACTGTACAGGATTTTTATAGCGGTTGGTCAAATCGTTTAGTCGCAGCAATGGCTCTCAACGTTGATTATATTGGCTGCGATTCAAATACGCGTCTTCAAAAACCTTACGAAAAAATGATCGATTTTTTTTCAAATTATTCGAATAGTAAAGTAAAGATGTATTTTCAGCCATCTGAGACACTTCGTTCTATTCCCGCAAAAGGAGTCGATATGGTATTTAGCAGCCCTCCTTTTTTTAATAATGGCTTGGTCGAGGAATATCCAGAGACAGAATCAGACTATGAAACTTTTATGAGAGTCAGTTTAGTACCAATTATGAAAAAATGTTTAGATGCAAAAATTTGGGTTTGTTTATACATACCTTCAAATATGTATAAAGATCTGAAGAAAATATTTGGCGCATCAACGAAGAAATTCGTTTTCAAATCAAAAACGAACAATTTGAATGCGATTCCTTCAAATTCAAACACAATTTATTGTTGGAAATGAGCTCTTTTTAGTCTTTGTTTTGCTTTTGCTTTTGGTCTTGCTTTTGCTTTTGCTCTTGCTTTTGCTCTTGCTTTTGCTTTTGCTCTTGCTTTTGTTCTTTTTAGTCTTTGTTTTGCTCTCGAATTTTGCCACGGGTTCCAAAAACCCCAAAGTGTATCGCAAAACATCAGTTGGAGCTTGCTTGTACAAGGATTCAACCCCACTACGATTTCTATTCTCTAAATTTGCACTTAAATTAACCAAACCTCTTGTTAACTGACTAGTCTGTTTTTCACGATACATTTCCAATGCCTCGTCAAATTCTGGATTTAAATCAATTTTCAAAAACTCATTTTGATGAATACAATCCCATAAAGCTCTTGAACTATCTAATGTTATGGAATTGGAACGAAGATCAAGATACGTTAACTTATCGTTTCTCAGCAAAGAATCAGCTAGTCGAATCGCTCCCACATCTCCAATGTCATTGTGAGAAAGATACAGAATTTGTAGAGATTTATTGTTGTTAAGCATAACGGCCAGATATACCGCTCCTTCGCTGGATATATCATTATTCGATAGATCAAGTGTCGATAACGAAGAATCCTTATTTTCTAAAATTCGTGTCGCTAAAACTCTCGCACCATCTTTACCTATCATATTCCCTTTGATAGCAAGCTTTTCCAAAGTATTATTTTTTAAAAGAGCTTGAGAAAGCGCAACTGCACCAGCAACGGTTATAAACATATGATGATGTCGGCTAGTTGAAAGATTTAGTGACTTTAAAGTATTATTTTTCTGTAAAGAAACCGATAATTCTACAGCAGCTTCATCTCCAAAATAATTATACGACAAATCAAGTGTTTCTAACACTGTGTTTGTTTTGAGAGATTTCGCTAAAGCTATTACTCCTTTATTCTCTATTCTATTATTTGCCAAGACAAGTGTTTCTAACGTCGAGTTTGTTTTGAGAGCTGTTGCAAAAAGAGCAGCACCTAGATTATCTATTCCGTTATCAGAAAGAACGAGTTTCTTCAACGTTTTGTTTCTTTCCAAACAATTGGCCAAAGATGTTGCACCATCATCTGTAATATCATTTTTTGAAAGGTCCAAACTTTCTAACGTTTTATTTGTTAAAAGAGCTTTCGCTATTAATTTGACACCCACATTTTGTATATTGTTATCCGAAAGAACAAGTGTAATCAATGTTCTATTTGTTTCTAAAATAATCTGTAAAAACGTACATTCCGTTTCTATACTATTATTCGAAAGAATAAGCGTCTTTACATTTTTCTGAGGATCCCCAAGAGCTTGGACTAATTCAGCTGCAACTATTTCTGAAATCACGATATTTTTAAGATTGAGTCTCGTTTTCTTCTTTGGAAGATTTGAAAGAAGTTCATGAACTTCTAAACTATCAGACCCAGAACTCATTTATAATAATAATAATTTTATACACAAATTTTACATTTTGAATCAATTGTAGGCGCATTATACGTCTGTGTTGTTTTTCCAGTCCCACCTTCACCTCCACACGGCATGTCCAATACCGGCGAAATGTAACAATCTTTTTTCTTATCATGAAACATCTTTAAAGTCAAATGGTTCCCTTTCTTCACATACTTTCCCATTAAATTATCTTGTGGCATTTTAATCGGAAAAAAATGGTCCATTAAGTATCTGGCATATGTAGCCGAAATGATGTACGCAGCGGCTCCCGCATTGTATTCTACCGTTTCCTGCAAGATTTCAAACTTGTCTACTGTTAAAACGGGTTTTTGTTTACTCTTGGTCTTTTGCCAATTACCATTCCATAAGTGCAAGATTGAAAATGTAATCTCTCGTTTTTTCAACTCGCGCAGAATTTTATTCACACTATTTACAAAACTTGGTTTTACCTTTACATCGTCTTCAAATACAATCGCATACTCCGCACAAGAATTGATCAGAAGCTGCCAACAATTGTAATGCGACATATTAATCGAAATCTGTACATTATTCATGTCCGTATTTTTTGAAACGACACCTGAATCAATCATTTCACATACTTGATTTTTTGTAAATGTCTTTCCAAGAACACACGAAACACGATGAAATTCCAAGACAGCTTTATCCGCATATTCTGTGAATTTGTGCATACGTTCCTCGTGCATTTTACAGTTAATGACATACACCGGAATTTTTCGTTTGATTTCTGGTATTTTCCAATCGAGTTTGGATAGAGTAACACAGATACAATCTCGATCTTTTACAGATGTAGGCTGTGCCGGTTTCCTCATTGATGGTGTCAAGTCAACTTTAATTTTTTGTGTGACTTCTTCTTTTTCGTGGTCGTACTCTCTGTACGCGATTTTATTCCAATCTTTTCCGTAAAGACGATCAAAATAAGGCTTGTGTTTTTTTGCGCCATAGACATTGAATTCACCGAACGGATACATTTGCAAGGGGAAAGTTTCATCGTATTCCCAATATCCTTTGGGCCATGTATCTCTTGCCTGTTTGTACGAATATTCAATCTTTTCGTTCGCGGAATAGACGAATACGTCGAGATTTGGGAACGAGTACGAACCGTCTTTTGATCGATTGGTGTAATAAATTTTAAACCCAAACCATGTTTTGGCGATAGAGTACCCACATTTTTCAAATTTTTCTTTTAATTCCAGAAATTGTGGCACATCTTTTTTAAATATGCCGATATCAAGATCATCATCCCATGGAATGATTCCTCCATGACGAACTGCGCCTAAAAAAGTCCCTCCATCTACCCAATACTGTATTTTATTTTCGAAAATTTGGTGAACGTCGTACATTAACTGATAAAGAAGTTTAATAATTTTAGGTTCGACTATTTTAAGATTCATTTATTTAATTTAAATATTAAAAATTAAATAAAAATGGATCGGATTTATTTGATCAATTTCTTCTTTTAATTTATCAATTTCTGATTTAAATTTTTCCTCAAGTTGAAATAAGGCAAATTCTTTGCAAGATTCTTTATGAATATTCAAATTTGCATTATTTGAGTACATTGTATTACATCCATTACAAACATACTTTGTATTTAATTGTAGACCTCTTATTTTTAAACATTTTTTACTTTTAGTTAAATGTAAATTTAGATTATATAAATTCTTACAGTTTGTTTTACAGAACTCGCAATCCATTTTATTTACTGTTATTTTTTTTAAATCGGTATTAAATAATTATTCAATCTATTAAATATATCAATATTATTTAAATTTTTGAGAAAACATATTTTTATGGATATTTTTATTTTTAAAAGTTAACCTAAAATTGAAGTGAAATAAAAATAGTCAATTTAAATTTTAAAATTATTTTCTAAGAATTTTAAAAATCCAGCACACATTTTTAGTGTGTTGAAATTTTTAAATTTCTGAATTATTTCAAAAAACCAATTGATTTTTTTATCACATCAATCGACGGAAAAATCTTGGCGTAATTACACTTACTGTCCTCTGTACATCTCTTTTCGTGTTTTTTGTGGAGGGGTGATCATATCGGGATCAAGTTCGCGAATACGGTATGTTATTGTTTCTCGGTCTGACATTTTAATATGTAATTATTTAAGTAGAATTTTATAACTCTATTATTTTTTCCCATATTTGTTCTGTAGTATCATATTCGTCATAAAATAAATATAATACATTAGAGAATACACCTTCTTCTTGTGGTGAGTGTTTTATAGAATACTTGATATACTCTACCAGCTTCTTTTCTCTTTGTTCTAACTTTACTTTATTTTGACCTTTCATTGGTTCATATACATCTGGATTATAACGAATGAATCGAACTGGTATCCCTCTCGCTTCGACTAAATTAATCATGCGTGTTTGCTCGCATTCACACGCATACGAATTATGCTGGTGTTCATCAACTTCTACATACACAAAATGTGTTCCACAATCGATTTGAAAATCAGGACGTTCACGACCACATGATATACCTTCTAACATCTTATCGTGGACAAATTTTATTCCAGCGGCCGTCAATACATCCTTGACTCTATTTTCTTTGGCGTGGCGACGAATTTGTACTATAGTGGGATCGCATGTATTACACTTTCCATTGGTTAAGATATCTTCGAGACCACATTCGGTACACGTTTCTACGCCCAAATTTTCAGAATCTGAAGGCATGTGATCTAAACAATACCGAATACCGTTTGATTCATGTGTACCCAATTTTCGACAACAAGACGTTTCGCATTTTCGGTTTGGTGATGTGATCATCCCTTTTTGTTGATGTGCGGCACATTTGATTTTTACTTTACCCAACCATCCATAATTGGGTTGTGTTTCACATCCGTCAGTTTCACACATTTTGTTTTTGACATCTACCATATGCGGTTCTTTGTGTTCTGCACAAAAACGACCTTTTGTTTCCCCTCGAATATTGTAA